AGGTATCTTTCTAAAAGGTGTTTTCTATATAAGTATTATTATATAGAGAAATGCGCTTTATTTCAAGTCTAGGGGGTAAATTCCCTAGTATAGCGGTATTTGTGACTTGATTCATAACCGATTTATAAAATTTGTGGACTTTTTAGGAACTTTTTAATTTTTCAATGGCTTTTTCATAAAATGAAGTAGCATTTTTCTTGTTGTCTTTGGATAAGTGGCTATAAATATCCATGGTCATAGAAAGTTTTGCATGACCGAGCCGTGTTTGTATCTCTTTGTAAGGTAGTCCAGCATTGAGCAAGATACTAGCGTGAGTATGACGGAAAGCGTGGAATGTTAAACGAGGGCAGTCAGAAAGTTTTAAATGTTTCTCAAGTCTTGACCTAAGCGCCCTAGCGTCTCTATATTCGTCAAAGGAATTAGAAAATACTTTTTCATAAGTCAAGCCTATTTCTCTACCAACTTGCGCTTGTCTATTTTTGTAAAGCCGCAGCATGAGCACCGTCTTATTATCCAAGTCAATTACCCTAATACTTGATTTAGTCTTAGGGCTAGTGACCTCTTTTTCACAGTTTAGAGTCTTACTTACGTCTAGTGTACCGTTTTGTAAGTCAATATCAGACCATTTGAGGGCTAAACACTCACGAATACGCAAACCAGTCGCTAAAAGCGTCTTATATAGCACCGTATCGTAGAAATTTTTGTAAGTGTTTGGCAGCTGCTCCAGGTAAGTCAAGAATTTTTTTAAGTTATCATCATCCAGATATTTCAGTTTTTGCCCTTCTTTTTCCTTACGACGTGGCACGATAATATCACGGGCTGGGTTGAAGGGGATAACTTGCAAGGATACGGCATATTTAAGTATTCGTTTATTTAGCGAGTTAAGTTGCGGATACTCTTGGTAACCTTTGCCTAGTTGATTGTACTCTTTTGCCCATTGATTAACTTGCTTTTGAATAACTGGGGGTGTTAGCTTATCTAGTTTGTATTCTCCAAAGGCTGGAAGTAGATAGTTATTTAGTCTACTCTTGATTATTGTAAGTGTTGCCTTTTTGACTGTATGGCAGTATGTTTCCAGCCAATTCTCCACCAGTTCGGCATAAGTTTTTATCTCCACCGCCTTATATACTGTTGAGCCTCCTTTTTCAAAGTCTATTTGAGCCTGTAGTGCTTTGGCTTTGAGTTCTCTCTTGGTTCGCCCTGATATAGTCGTCTTGACTTTCTTACCTGTTACGGTATCGATACCAAGATAGACGCTAGAGCGATAGACTGTAGTACCGTCTTTTTTTGTGTATTCTGTTATTTTCATGGTTTTACTCCTCTTCCATCAGCAGGCAAGCAATTAGAAAAGGTTTTGAGTTTAAACCATGCGAGGGGCTACGAGAATGCCCCTATTTTCGATTTTAAGCAGTCAGACGGTAAATTGTACCAGAATATGAAACAAGGCGGATATGGGGCTTATATGAGCTTGTTTGTGATGGGTGTTTTTGATATAATGTTTTCGCCCCCTCAATTTAGAGAAGGGAGGTGTTATATATGCTAGAGTTGTTTTCCCTTTTTCTAGCTCCGTTACTTGTTAACGTACTGTCTGAGCTTTTCAAGCTATGGATAAAGAGACGTAGCAAGTAGCATTTAACCCTTTAAGAGGGTAGCAAAAAACCCCATCGCTGTAACGGTGGGGCTTTTTAGTTACATATGCTAGAAGCACTGTTTTTCCCTTTATGCTTTCATTCTAGCATATGAGCCCCAATATTTCAAGAGTTTTATTTTTTTGATATTGTTTAGAGCGCTTTAAGCGTTCCTAAAATGCCGAAGTGTTGAAAATCGTCTAAATTATACCGCATTATACTTCATTAGAGAGTTATAGACTGATGAGCGTGAGAAATGCCGTCAGTCGCTTTTTAAATGCAAGAGTGGTATAATAATAGCGTAGACTAAGAGGTTTGAAAGAGTCCCAACTCAACAGTAACCAGACCTTTCTGCTTCCAATCTCTCAAGATGCTACTAATCGCCTGAATCTTTCCCGTTATTTCAGTTCAGGCGATATTAGACAAGTCAGCAGCAGCTAGCTTGTCTTTTTTTTGTTGTAGAAAACTAGTGTAGTAAAAAGAAAAGTGTACCAACATAATAAGCCGATACACTGATTTTTTTGTAAAATATAAAAGCCCTTAACTGATAGCAGGTTACCCAATAGGCAACTTACGAAAAATACGCAGACATATCAGAATTACAAGCGACTTTCTAACATCACTATATCGTTTTTTTTATTAAAAATCAACTTTTTTGTCGCTTTTTTTGTACTTTTTTATTTTTATTTTGAAAATAAGTGTAGGCATTGACATTTATTTGCTGGGAAGTATTGGCAATATTGAACATTACGATTATGGATTTTTCTAAGTAGTTTGATATCTCCTGATCTTTCTTGGTTATAAGCTACAGACTTGAATATTCTAAATAAGTGATTTGAAAATACATCAGCAATCTGGATTAGTGTATGTTGTGATGAATCGAAAAATTGGACGTTTATATCTGGGATTTTATTTAGTTCGGCACAAAGTCTAGTTTGTAAGTATTCTTCTAAAGCTTTAAGGTTTTCAACTGCTTTATTTCTGTCGTCTAGATCTAAATATATATATTCATAACTTTCTATCAGTTTATTGACTTGCAGAAACATAATATAATTAAACGTTATGTTTGGCTTTTTCCGTAGATGTTCCATGGCATTGTGATTATCAAATACAATGAAGTTAAATTGGATATCTGTTTTTTTCATCAATTCTGTAAAAATATAGTCTTTGAAATCAAGTGGCATTTGTGCCCCTTTAATTTCTTTTTTAATATCTAATTCTAGTTCGGGATGGTGTTTTAAGTACTTTACCTTTGCTTTTCTAAAAACTCTTTTTACTTTGTTGGGGTCATTCGTTTGGCAACCAGCAACTATAAAAAATCGATTATTAAGCTTATCGCTAGTGGTAATGCTACCAGATTCATCAAAGTTAAATCTCAATTGTTGCTCCTTTTAATTTTTTAATTATTGACAAAAACGCTATTTTGTCAATAATTATTTTCTTTTTTGTGCTTTAGTCTGTAAAATCGGCTTTCTATTCATCAATTTACCCTGTTTTCGCACAATAGACCATGAAAAGATGGTTGCTATTGGCGAATATAGGGGATTTTTTAATTTACGATGAGTTCTCCAATAGGGATAAAATCTTTCTGTTTTGAAGATTTTGCGATTAAGTCGTATTGATCAGCATATTTTTCATACCCAAGGGAAAGAGTAGTATTGTCGTCTGGTAATTTTTTAGCAAACTCAGATATAGACATCCGAAATACGGTAATTGCATTTTGCTGATTAGTTGTAGCAGAATTTGAATTGATTGCGTCCATAGTCTCTTTTGCGCTATCTTTAGCCGTTCCAGTTAGCAAAATCATGATTGTATCATGCGGTTCGGATGAATCTGAATCAATTACGTTATTTTGAATTTTTACGCTTATTGCGCCAGTTGATTCAGGATCTAATTTTAATTTAATTTCAGAGATTAAATCATCATATTTACTGTTGTCTACTTTGGCTTTTGTATTTGTTGAAGTAGTGTTTTTTTGCCCCGTTTTTGGTTGCTCCGAGCTATCTTTGGTAGCTGATTGATTGTTAGAGCAAGCTACTAAAACAGTAGCAGTAAGCAAGATTGCTGATGTGGTTAGTAGTTTTTTCATAAGTAGTCTCCTATATGCTGATGTTTTTCTGATAAAAGATGGGGGATTATAGAATTTTCTCAAATACCATTGTGGCTTGAATACGGTCTCCACCGCCTAGTCCTTTGCTTCCACCATTGGCGGTTGTGATGGTATGCAGGCGATAACCTTTTGAAGCTTGTTTATTGATAACATCTTCTAATTCTGTAAGGTTTCCTGATTCAGTGTCAAAAAATCCTATGGGGAGTTACTCTTTTTTAGTTTTTGACCAGATAATTCTAAGTAAATTCTAAATTATTTTTTATCAGTATACTCTTTTATGATACCTATATCTTTATTTTTTTCGTATAGACTATTTACTAGTTGCATAACGATTTTTTTATCAGATGTTGACAGGGTTAGAAAAGAACCGAAAAAATCTTTAAAAAGTATTGGCAGTTGTCCAAGAGCTATATAGATTCTTGAAATATTATCAGAAAGAGTCCCACCGATTTCTTCATAATCATCTTCGGGTTGAGTTTTTTCCCACTCTTCAAGAATAAGTTCCTTAATATCTTGTTCGATTATGGGAAGGCTTTCAGCTTGTACAAAAAAAGATAAATCCAGCTTACCGTTTTTTCGATTAGTTTCATCATATTCTGAAATTATATTTTTAAAATCTGGGTTGGTGCGTAATAATTTTGCCATATTTCTATAGCTATCAAATGCATCATTTTGAATAGTTTTATAATCTTCATACCCCAATAGCTGCCCAACACTTACCCCGAAAATATCCGCTAATTGCTGGGCTTTTTCTGGTTTTATTTGACGTTCACCTTTTTCCCAATAAATATAAGTTCTTTTTGTAACTCCTATTTCATCAGCTATTTCTTGCTGAGTCATTCCAATTTTACCGTTAAATTCTTTATTTAACCTCAATTCTTTTAACTTATTATCCATATTTAAAAACACCTTTCAAGAGTATTTTATCATGTTTTTTTAAAATGTTGCAAAAAAAATTCAACATTTTTTCAAAAAAGCATTGACATTGAACAAAAAGTGCAATATAATATTTTTGTCAACATATAGTTGCACAAAAAGTACACCATATAAAATATCTTTCAATCTTTTGTGGTGAAATTTTTAAACAAAAGGAGGTTTTATGCTATGAAGAATAACATGAGATTGTTATTAGCCAAGCAACGTAAGAAAACTGCTGATGTTGCAGAGGCTACAGGAATTTCAAAAAGCACTTTAACGGCTTTGTACTATGAACGTGCAAAGAATCCAAGTCTTGATACGTTAAAAAAAGTATCTAGTTACTTGGGCGTTACGCTGGATGAATTTCTAGATACGAAAGAATAGAAAGGAGCGAACCAATCGTAATACTACTCTACATTTATAGATTTCTCATGTGGTGCTTTACTACTGGGGATTGATAAACGGATCTAGCTAAATATTCGCTTGCTTGCTACCTATAGCAGTATCAAGGGTTTGTAGGGGTTCATATTCTCCGATTTTACCCTACTTTAATGCTTTACCTTGGTACTGTTTTAGGTGGCAAGCACGAGCAACAAGAAGAAAGGAGCGAACCAATGGAATTGGTTTATATGGACGGCAAGAAAGAGCCGTATACACTGAGCAGTATCGTTGCCGACTGCGCTGAAATTAAGCACAGACATTTGAAGATTTTGCTGAACAAGCACCGAGAGGACTTTGAAAGCTTCGGAAAGGTGCAATTTAAAATTTCACCTTCAAAGAGTGGGCAAAATGTACGGGACTATATTTTGAATGAGCAACAAGCAACCTTGATGATCACTTACTTACGAAATACAGAACCCGTAAAAGAGTTTAAGAAGAACCTGGTTAAAGCCTTTTTTGAAATGCGTGATGAACTTTCTAAACGCTATCTTCAAAGAGAACTGGAAAAGCCAAAGCGCAAGACCTTAACCGAAGCTATCAAATCATGGGAGAAAGCGCCCAAGCATGCCTATAGTACACTTACAAACCTACTGCTAAAGGGAGCGACTGGGAAAAACAAAGCCCAACTCATGCAAGAGCGAGAAAGTGAAAACGGTATTGACAGTTTAACAAGCGCGGAACTGACAAACTACCAACGTTTGGAAGATATGGCAATAGCTATGATTAACTTGAATAGGGAATATTCAGAAATTAAGGAATTAATTTTTAAAGCATAGGAATATAGAAAATGGAAAATGAATTTAAGACAGTTACAAATGCCAAGGGTTTAGAAATTCCCAAGTATCCCAAGGATTTTAAAAAGCTAGTTGAGAAAGACAGACAACTAGCCGAATATCTTTGTATGAACTACGAGAACTTGGACAATGAAGACCTAGGCGCATTTCTTGAAACAGTGGAGCAGGGATTCAGCTGGATTCTGGATCTTATCGAAAGTAAAGATTTGCTTTATAAACCAAAGTCAGGTAGTAATCATGCAAAAAGAAAATAAAAAAATCACTTGCTCAAATTTTGACCGAGGAGAGCAAGCGACAAGATTAAGGATATAGAAATTTTTTCTATGCTCCGATTATATCAGAAAACAGCTATTTTATCAAATACATAAAGAAAAACCGAAGAGCAGGCAAGCAATTAGAAAAGGTTTTGAAATCAAGTGCTGACAGGGTGATTCTAAGGCCTTGTTTAGCTGAAAGATGGGTAATTACTCACGAAACACCGCTACAAGCGTCCGCCAACTAGGGGCAAATGCCCAGCGTTTGGAGTGGTGGTAATCGTGTATAGGAAAAAGCAGGAAAAAGGAACAGGAAAACAATATGGTAAAGGAAAAATTTGACATTTTAACTGATTATGAAGAACTTTGCGGAAGGTTGAAAGACATTTTGATAGTTTTAGGAATGACTAGTGTAGGAGAAGATTCTGAAAAGACAGCTACCGTCAATGTAGTATCTCAAGCATTAGAAAGTCTAATTGTAGAACATACAAAAAACACTCATAAGTATAGAGAGGACATAGTATGAATGAACTAGATATAAGTAACACACAGGCTGCTGTCTTAATCGTGATTTTGATTGGCTTACTGCTTTATTTAAACCACCGAGACCGCAAAAAAAGCGCCCAAATTGAGCGAGAAAACCAACAGACGATAGAAACACCTAGCGAGGATTTAAACCCTGATTATGGGCGATATATCCAGCTTGCAGGGGTAAGAGTTTCCGGAGGGATGAAATGAGTTACACAGTGAAGATATACCTTGATTTTGAAAAAAATACCAGATGAACCTTATTTTACCAGAGAGATTTTTCTAGCTATGTGTACGGACAATGCAACAAAGTTAGCTGTAACTATGGGTTTGCTGGCAAAACAAGCGTTGGATTTAGAGACTAGGGCTGTTATTTTAAAAAACCTTAATACAATCATAGAAAATCAAAAAGCTATTTTGCAAGGGGTAGCGAGCGGATAAATAACCTTTTTGAATAAAAGTAAAGGAGAGGAGGGGTTGGATGAGTCTATCAGAGAATGACAAGCGAGTTTTAAGACTAATCAAGGTAGGGGCTGAGAACTCCATAACAGGGTCAGAAATTAGCCTGCCAACCAAGCTAACAGAAAGAACTGTACGTGACATTATCAAGCGTCTAGTAGTTAAGCACAACATCCCTATTGTAGGGGTTAGATGTGGCGTTTTTAGTGGGTACTTTATTCCAGCGAATAAAGGCGAGTTACTAGATGGCGCTAAGGCTTTTTACAACCAAGTACAGGAGGAGAGCAAGCGCCTAGCGGTGTTGATGAATAGCGACCTAGAAAGCTACAAAGAAACCTTGAAGGAGGTGGGCGGATATGTTTAGCTTAAGCCGAGAAAGTGAGCATGATTTGACGCATGGCATTCTGGAGGTAGTGGAAAAATACCTTGAAGCGCATGAGAAAGTACCGCCAAGATTGACCAAGCTTATAAATAGAGTTGAACTCAAAGAAGAGTTAAAAATTAGTGACAACACGCTGAATAAGTGGGAAAGTCAGGGTTTAAGACGCTATCAACCGCCTGATGATGGTTCAAGAATGATTTACTATTTAGTGACTGACATCTGGAAGTTTCTGGGGGTGTGTGATGGCAAAGACTAAAATATATTTTTGGTTAAAAGTTGATAAGAAGTTTTTTGATAATCTTTTTATTAAACGACTTAAAAATATGCCTGGCGGCTACACTATGACAGTGATTTATATCCGTCTTATGTTGGAAAGTTTAGAAGATGACTGTATTTTATACTATGAAGGCTATTTTGATAGTTTGGTACAGGAATTAGCTTTAAAACTGGATGTTTCTGAAGATGATATAAATATGACAGTAGCATATTTTACAAAATGTGGACTGATTCAGATAGACGATGATGGCCATGCTACATTATCACAAGCAAAAGCCATGGTTGAGAGTGAAACAAACTGGGCAAAATACAAGCGAGAACAAAGAAAAAATAGTCAAGATTTACCAAAATTGGAGAATGTCCAAAATAAAAAGACTATTTCCAACTCATGTCCAACAGAGATAGAGATAGAGAATAGAGTTAATAGTAAGAGTAATAATTTATATTTAGATAATATATTGTCGGGAAATCCCGACTTAACTTTTCCTACTTGGCTTGAAGAAACAGCTATAAAAGATTTAGAGAGAACAAAACATAAAGAACTTTGGGTTCCTATTGCTTATCTGAATCAAGTAGCCAACAAGCGGTATAAGTTTGTTGATAAGACAAAAAGGCTTTTACTAGCACGATTCAAAGAAGGCTATACACTTGAAGATTTTAAACAGGTGATAGATATTAAAACGGCAGAATGGAAGGATAGTCCTGAATTTTCTAAATATCTGAGACCTGAAACACTTTTTGGATCTAAGTTTGACGGTTATTTGAATCAAAAGCCTAAAACCATAAAAGGGGAGTCTGAAGATAACTTCCCAGACCTACCATTTTAGGAGTTGCAAGGATGAAGGAACAATTTAAAGAATTTAATAACAGAAAAATATCAGATAAATTTTGTAATATTCATCAGGTAAATTACTGGGAAATTTCTATACCTGTAGTAGGGAGTTCAGAAAGGAAAATACAACCATTTTGCCCGGAGTGTGTGAAGGGGGAGATTAAACAACAAGAGCAAGACCTATTGCAGCAGTTCGAGGACAGGCAAGCTTACTTTAAAACTTATGATGTCTTAATGCGTGATAGTACGATTCCTAACGAGTTGAAGGGGGCAACGTTTGATAATTTCTTTGTGAAGACGACAGAGGAAGGTCAGATGTTAGAGTTTGTAAAGGGGCAAGCTCAGAAATACCTTGCAGGTATGACGGGAAACACTTTAATCAGCGGTAGCACAGGAATAGGAAAAAGTCATTTATCGCTTGCCCTGGCCAAAGAAATCAATGAGAGTTTCAGAGAGAAGAACGATCCTAAGAGTGTCTTATTTGTCAGCTTAACCGAGATTATCAAGCAGATAAAAGAAGGTTGGGCTTATGGAAGAAATGCAAACTTAACAGAGTATGAGGCAGTTAAAAAGCTAGTTGATGTAGATTTTCTAATCATCGATGACCTAGGGGCAAAAAATGGGACGGTAACTCCTAAGAGTGACTGGGAACAGGATTTCTTGTTTGATATTATCAACAATCGAGAAACTACGATTTTCAACACGAACCTAGATAGTAGCGAACTGCGGACGGTATACAATGCTAGAAACTCAAGTAGAATTTTGAAAGGTTTAGAAGGGAACACTTTCAAGGCTTTTACAATCAAAGATAAGCGATATACGATTAACACAGTGAGAGGAGAGAAAGGTTAATAGATATGGATGAAATGAAATTTTCAACAGAAAAAGGCTTTATTGTCTACGAAAAATGTGGTATAATAGAGATAGAAAAAATTCCAAGATTTGGAGAAATAACTTTGGTCTACTCAGATGGGAAATTTACTCATCTAGTCAAAAAAGAAACTAAAAAATAAGTCTATTGAGAACAACTCAGGGACATACCGTAAGCATTTAGTGCTAGTGGTATGTCCCTTTTTGTTTGAATAGAAAGGGGGTGAGTATTATGGCAGGAGATACTTCTTTAGGGTATGTAGTAGCCAATAAGTTTTCTATGGATCCAGATAAAAGACAGAAAATCTTTTCTCAGTGTAAAAAAGAAGGTGATAGCTTAGAACAACGGAAACAAGAAATACTAGAGAAATATGCTAACAAACAAGACAAACCAAAATCTAGAAAAAATGATTCTAAAGGCTCGGAGAGTCATAAAAGAAAAGCTAAGAGCAAAGAATTTTAGAAAAAATTATAAACAAAAATCAGATATTAAAAGATGAAGGAGCAAAAAAATGACAACTAACTTAGTTAAACAAAAAGAAAATTTAGAATCTTATATCCGAAGTACAGGTTATAACACTAGAGGGATGAATGTAGAAAATAATCATGTACTCATTGAAAAACCAATCCTTGATAGTTACGAAGATGAACATCAACGTAAAGAACTGGTTGATCTAGTAAATGTTATTGAGACTCGTACCCGTGGCGGGAAGTATGAGGTAACTGACTTTGAATCTGATTCATTACAAGAAATTAGTGAAAATTTTGTTGAGAGAACAGAATCAGATAAAAAGAAAACTATCAGCGTTGATTACTTAGTTAAATTATTCAGTGGAAAACTTGATTTTTCACAGGAACAATTAGATGATGGCCAATATAATTTAACGGATTTTCTTGGTAAGAAGATTATTAAATTAAAACGTAGAACACGAAATAGAGAGATTGGGAAAATTCTCCAAACTGCGAAAGTACAGACCGCTACAAGTCTGGACGACTTGAAATCTATTGTTTCTTTAATCAATCCAGAGCGCAATGTATCTATAGTTCTTAGTCAATCACTATTTAGTGTCTTAGAAAAAATGAAAGACACTTCAGGAAATTATCTTCTTAAAGTTGATAAAGAGACAGGAACGAGTGAAACATTCTTTGTAGATAACTTTTTAATTGTAGATGATACGACATTAGGGAACGAAGGCGACAAAAAAGGATTTATCGGAGATCTAGAAAACTTTGTTACTTTGTTTGATCGAAAGAAAGATACACTTAGTTGGGTGAATGCGAATGACTATTTTAGAAAACGGTTGGTTTTACATACCCGATTTGATGTAAAAAAAGTTGAAGAAGATTGTGGTTACTTTATTCAATGGAACTAGGAGGAAGAAATGGATATTAATCAAGTATTTGAAACACTGGATGATCTAGATAATAAAAAAAGTAAGATTAATTCAGCACGAGAACAGTTAAGCGAAAAAAAGAAAAGCCTGTTAGGCAATCAAATAGTTTCATTTGAGAACATAAATTCTTTTTTGTCAAATAACTTAGAATCTTTAGAGCAGCTGGAAAAGATGGAAAAAGCTATTAATGGCCTTCAGGAAAAATTTGATAGTGATTTTTCAGAATCTAATGCAGTCATCTTTGAATACATTTTTAAAGAAACTAAGCAACGGATGGAAACTAAGAAGATCTATAAACAATACCGAAAGAAACTTAGACGAATTCTGGACGCATATGATGAAATTCAAGAACTGAAGAAGGATGTAGAAGAAATCCATACAGGTGTAGTCAGAGAAATAGGTCAGAGGCATTCTCTATCGCCGTATCGAACAGAAGTAAGTCCGCTTACTGTCCTACCATTCTTAACCCCTGATTCTAGCGGATGGATGAATTTTTCTAAGGAATATCGGGATATCAAAGTGTATTTAGAAAAATAGGGAACAAATTAAGTAAGGCTAGTGATATATGGCTCAAACAAAAGAAATATCGCTAGTCCTACTTTTATGCTTTACTAAGTTTCACATAACAAAGTAAGCATAAACTGAAAAGATGTAATAGCTTGAAAGCAAGGTATATCAGGGGTTTACAGAATGGAGTGAGTTTCACAGAATGTAAGATATGAGAAACTGAGGGGATAAATTAAAGAAATTTCCCTTGAACTTGTCATACTGAAGAGTTGTCAAACTTAAAACAATGATACCTGGTAAGTGGAGTGTTGGAAGGCTTTTAGCGCTTTTTGTCAGTTTGACAGAATTTACAATTTGACAAATTGCAAGATAAAAAAAATTTTTAAATTTAAGTGGAGGTACTTGCCTATGTACGAGTTGAGTAACAGAGACCTGGACGGGATAGATATTGAGTTAGGACGATATAGAACGCTTGCTAATAAAATTTATTTGAGAAGACAGGAACTAATACATAATAAGAAACATAGCGCTGAAGATTGTACTGGTGGGAAAGGCAAGACAGTATATAGTCCTACTGAAGCAACCATCATTAGAATTGAAGAAGACCAAACGCTAAGATATTTAGAAGGCTTTAAACTAGTTGTAGATACCTTGATGGAAAACTTAATTGAAAGTGATCTAGTCATTTTTAAAATGAGATATTTAGAAGCTGGTGCGACTTGGGAAGACGTGGCAGAGAAACTAAATAAAACTACTCGTTATATAAATAGCCGTAGAAAGGTAATCGCTAAAAGATTTGTTGAGTTGAAAGGATATTGACTCCCCCCACCTTTTAAAAAATCTTTCTGGCCAGTAGGGTACCGGTGAAGGGAGCTTTTTCCAAGTCGGAGACCTCCAGACAAAAAGGGGGTAAAAAGTTGATATTTTAAAAAATAGAAGGAGTTTTTAGAAAATGGATTTAGCAGCACAATTAGCAAATATTTTAGCAGAATAGTGCGAAGAGGTTAATGAAGAAGTTGATAAAATTGCGGAGCAAGTCGCTAAAGAAACAGTTAAAGAATTAAGGGAAACTAGCCCTAAAAGAGCAGGTAAATATTCAAAAAGATGGCGTAAGAAAAGGGTGAGAAATGGAGTTTGGGTCGTATATAGTTTTAAATACGGCTCTCTTACTCATTTACTTGAATTTGGACATATTAAACGAAATGGGGGGAGGACTAAAGCGTAGCCTCATTTAAGACCTGCAGAACTGAATGCGATTCAAAAATTTACAGAAAGGATTAAGAATATTTCAAAGTAAACTATAATTGAATAGTATTAAGTAGACTAATTAAGTGAGCAAACCAACACGTCGTTATTTAAGTCCTTAGATTTATTTCTGAGGGCTTTTTATCCTTGCTTCTCATATTGCTATTTGACAAAATAAAAGTAAGAACGGTTTTCGCTCTATCCTCTATGCTTTTATCTTTTTCTTTTGCAGGATTCTGGTTATATGTAAGTTTGAGAGGATATGCTATAATATTACCAGGTATTAAAAAAGCACGTTTGACCGTGCTAGTTTCTTGCCTGCTGAACTCGGTCATTTATTGCCCTTTTGTGGGGCTTTTTTTGTGGACTTTTTGAGAATTTTTAAGAACTTTTAATGATTTCTAATCAAATGAGATTTTTCAAAAAGTCAGTAATATCAAGGGTTTAGGCGCTATATTGAGGTGTGAAATGATGCCTAAGTCAAATTATAGAGAAATGCGCTTTATTTCAAGTCTAGGAGAAAAATTGCTTGCTACAAGGATATTATTTACAGTGACAATCGCTAATAGTCAATGA